ACAACACTATAAACTGTTACTTCAGTTGGATCATTTGAACTTGATACACTAAAATCAATAGGATCTTGTATTAAGAAATTTATAGGATTAGTAGATGTTGTTCTAAATGTTGAATTTGGAGCAAAATATAAAGCATATGAAAAATCAGGTACTTGTACACTTCCACTTGTAATTGTAGGTACTTGTTGATATAAATCAATATCAACAGTAGCTACACCTGTTACATTAGGTTTGTAACCAAACATATATGCTAATTCATATAGATTATTTGTTTGGCGGGCAAACTGAAGGAATGTTTCTTGTATTTGATTATCTTGATAAAAAGATAATACATCTCCAACATAAGCAGCCATTTCCATAAAAGCCATACCGGGTGAGGTAGGACTAAAATCATTGTATGTTGTTGGAAAATAAGTTTTAGTGAAATTTATTAACGCTTGTCTTAATTCACTAAAATCCTTATTAATATATTTTATATCTCTATTTTCAGCCATTTTTATTGAAATTCAATTTGTAAGTTATCGGTTATACCTGTGTTAGCTATACTATAATATAATTCTATAGTAATACTATTATTATCGGGATTTTGTAATATATTTAATGAATCAACTATAACACTAGGGAAAAAATTTTGTATTTGAGTTTGTATATCTTCTTTTAAAAAATCTATATTACCTGATGTTATTTGTTCAAATATAAATACTCTTAAATTGCCTCCTAAAGATAGATTTAAATAACGTTCATTTGTATTAGTTAAAAAATAATTAATTAAATTAGTTTTAATAGAATCTTTAGTGACATATGTTGAACCAAATACTCCAGGTTGATTAAAAGGAATAGACACACCTATGGCTATTCTAGATTTTGTATCAATAGGAAATATTTTTTTAGCTCCGTAACTCATTATCTATTATTTAACAATCCCATAATTTGACTCATATCAACTTCACCTGGTGGTAAAGACGATCCTTCAGTAGCAGTATTCACAGCCATAGGTCTAAATACATTAGCGCTTGTCATACTAATTGTGTCCATTCCTGAGGCTAAACCTGCTGTTTCATTTAAAACATCCATGTAGCGTTGACGTTTTTCAGGTGATGGGGTTATGTTCTCATTAACTACTCCAGCCCTGCCTATCCCAACTGGTGTTGATTTAGGGGATTTAACGGCTTCTAAAATAATGTCTTTTAGTTCCTCATGAATTGCTTCTTTTACAGCTTCTTTGATTATTTTTTTAAATTCAGTTGGTTTCATATAATTATAAATATTTAATTAGTTAGTTTTTTAATAAGCTTTAAGGTCCTGAGAATCAATAATAAATTTAAGTTCATCTATTAATGTTTGTTGATTTGTTGTGAATGATAACGGTGTTTCTATAAGTTTTATATTATCTGAGTTAAGTCCTATAGCTCTAAAACGATTTACAGTATTTGAAAAAGGTATAGTCTCTATTTGAATTACAAATCCTTCATAAATATTTTCATTAGGACTATTTTCAGCCTCAATAGCTTGATTACTTATATTTATTAAATTTTGATTAATAGGAATTAGAGTTATGTTAGAACATTTAATTAGTTCCACATCTAATTGATTTAATAATAAAATAACACTTTTTATAGTAACTGATAATAATGATGTAGCAATCGCTGCTCCACCGCTAATATTACGGAGTTTTTCTAAACGTGAGTTACCTAAATTATCAAAAGTTATATTATTAGTAGCAGTATTTAAATCATCAATTCCAGATACTATACCTCCATTTATAACAGGAAGAAATTTAGAAGCTATGTTTATTCCTAGTTTAGTTACAGTTAATACATTTTTAACTAATATTAATAATTCAAATAATGTAGCTATTCCTGCAAATGCTGATGTAGTTTGATCTAAAAAATTAGATATACTATTTAATCTATCAACAATATTATTTCTAACTTGAATTAAATTATTTAATTTTTCTTGATTTGAACATAAAAATTCATCTTTAGCATTTTTAATTTCTTGTATTAATTTAGGTTCAATTTGAGTTTTTATTTCTTCACCTTTTTTAATAAGAATATCTGATAGCTTATCAATACCCTGTTTTTTTAAATTATTTGGGGTAGCATTTTGGATTGTATTTATATCTATTCCTAAAGCCATTATAATGTTTTACTTATTAGTGATTTGGTTGTTGTTTCTAATTCAACTTTTAATTGAGTTAAATATGGAATTAACTGGGCAGCCGCTGGAGCAACAGCAGGACCAGCAGGTGTAGTAATTGATTGTAAAGCCGTAGCTAATGCTATTAATTGATTTACTAACCCTGATAGGAGTTTTATAGTAGTATCACCTTTTAATATTGATTCAGTAGCATCTTTACCTCCAAATTTTATTGTTAAGGCGTTAACTATAAAATTATTTTTAGTATCAAAATTAAATCCTTTAATCGCGTTAAATCCTATTGTTTGAGCACTACTTAATAATATATGGTCCTTATTACTATTAAATACTAAACGACCTGAGTTTAATATTATTTGTTTATCCTGGTATTGATTTGGTGAGGTAGGTTGTTCAGAATAACTATTATATATAGTTTGGGATGCTATTAATGGTATTTGTTGTGTGCTAGTTAAATAAATAGAAGATAAATCCTTATTTATATCTTCTATAATATTTTCAAACCCATTATCTGCCGCGTCAATTAATTGACCATTTCTAAGAATAACAATAGGATCACCATTATTACCAGTTGATGACCAATTATTAGGTGTATTTTGAACTGTTGAACCTAATCTAATACTATTACCCCATCTACCTTCTAAAATAAAATCTCCTTCAAATGGTAATAAAGGATGTATATTTGATCTTTCTATAAAAGTATTTCCTAAATTTATTTTATTAGGAGTATCTAATATTTTACTAGTACTACCTATTTCAGATTCAGAGTAATTTTTTTCTTGAGGTAGTGGTTGTTGATTAGGTATATCTGGGTATGCATTATGATGAGGTGAGTTCCATATTGATATGATATCTGTGTAATAAGTTTGTTTTATAGCTGTATTTTTGCCTATTTCTCTTGATGGAAATCTAAAAACAGTAACTAATTCATTAATTAAAGGATAATGTTTTATATTATTATTTAATGGTTTAGCATAAGGTAATGATTCAATATTGTTACTTTTATTTGATAATTCAATATTATCATCAAATATTATAGTACCTATACTGTTTTCTTTACCTAACTCATTATATCTTGGATGAGTTGAGTCAAGGATAATACTTTTAACCCTAACAACCTTTGAATCTAAGGTTTTTATTTTACTAAATAAATTACCTAATACATTATCATATGGAGTAGAATTATATGTATTATTTATAGCACTTTGTCCGTCTCTAAATCTAGCCATTATTTTGGATTTTATCTATTTCAGCCATTAATTGTGCTTTTTCTTCTTCTGAAATACCAAAACTACCATCATTTGCTGATGCTGAGTTATTCATAGTTCTTTGAATAATAGTAGCTATTTTAACTAATTGTTCATCATTTTTAACATCTATTTCTAAATATTCTTTAATTAATGGAACAATCAATGTAGCGTCACTTATTTCTTGAACAAGAGGTTTCAACTCAGCTATTAATGATGATATTTGGCGTGATTTTTTCTTTTGATTATCATATATCTCTTCAAGTAGATTTGAAAAGGATTTTTTACCAAATATAATTTTATCAAATTCGCTCATATTTATTACTATTTATTTATGATAAATATATTCTATTTAAATTTTATATACCCATATTCTAAATAATAAGAATAACTATTTTTAAATATAGAATGTAATGTATTAGCTATTTTAGTAATTTTAGGTGTTTTTATATCTATAATTTCTCGAATGTAAATATATAATGCTTTTTTATTAAAAATATCTAAATGTTCACGTTTACGAAATAGTTCAAGAATAGCATCTGCTGTTTTAGCGTCATTTTCTTTAGGAAACAATTTATAAATATTATTTGTACAATATTCTACATATTGATCTATAAACCAATATAACTGATCATTAGTACTAATATTATTATCTAATGTATATGAAAATTTTTCGTCTTCACTAATATTCTCAATTTCAATTTTATCTACTCGTTTTTTATAGTTTTTAGCGTTATCTATAATAAGATAACGTTTAGCTATAGTTCCAAAATAAGAGTAAGCTTTAGCGCCCCTATCGGGATTGAAAAGATGAATTTTAGATAATAAAAATATTATTACTTCATGTTGTAAATCTTCTATATTATCTACTTCAGTATAATAAAATTTAAAAGTATGAATAATATTCTCAGTTAATTTAAAAAATGCTGGGTGTATTTTTTCATAATATATTTTATTTCTTTCCTTAAAAGAACTAGTATTATTATATAATACAATAGCCTTCTCAGTTTCTGAGGTGAAATATGGTATAGATTTCTTTTTTGTTTTAGCCATATTATTTAGGAATCTTATATTGATTTAGTATATTTTGTATTTCTTTTACTTTAATAAAAAAGAATCCAATTTCATCATCACTTTTAAATATACCTTTTTCATCAATTTCTTTTAATTTTTTATCTGTAAAATAAATAGCTTCATTGATACTATCCATATATGCTTTATAAGAAAATATGATGTCTTCTGCTTTTTCATTTTTTCTTAAAAGATTAAAAGTTGTGAACCCTAGGATCACAACTAAAACACTTAATACACTAATTGCTATAATCATTATAAATTATCTAACATGTTTTTTAAACTATCACTTTTAATACTACCTAATGCTTTATTTTTAGTTGGTACTTTAGATTTTGGAGTTGGTGTGGTAACTGGAGTATTATTATTTAATTTAGGTAACCATTCACGTTCAAATTCAACACGAGCAGCTAATAAATCAGCTTGATGTAAAATATAAATTAATGAAGTACGAGGTTTGGTTTCTGGTAGATAATTAATTAAATATGGTTTATTTGCTTCATCATATAAACCGTCATGGAGTTTGATAGCTAACATTTCATTTTTAGTAAATGTTACACCATGAGACATTAATAAATGTAATCCACGATCTGGAACTGACATAAATTCTAAACGATCATTGAATTTATAATCTTCACCTAGTTTTTCTTTTCTCCATTGATCAGTCTGAGGAATATAGGCTTCATTATTTTCGTCTCCCATTTTTCCTAAGTCATGATTTAGAGCTGAGAATACTAATTCTTCTATAGTATATGTAAAAGTATCAACTCCGTATTTTACCCATATATTATTAATATCAATAGCACTATCGATTACTCTAAGTACATGTTCTACATATCCACCTGGAAATGCATTATGATATTCTTTCTTATGAGCAGCTGGCATTAACATAATACGTTCAGCATATTTTTCATAGAAATCTTTAAGTTTGGTTCTACGAGGTTCTAAGATATAAGTGTCTATTCTAGACATTAATTTATCCCAATTTTCAGATATTTGTTCAGCTGTTAAGTTCATATTATTGTAATCCGTATCCTTCTTCTGGTGATAATGGTTCTTGTTGAATAAGCGATTTCACATCAGAAATAATTTCTTCAGTATAATTAAGTTTATTAATAAATTCTTGAATAGGTTCTCCTCTATTTACCATAAACTTAAGTGTCTTTAATTGTCCTTCTACGTGTTCTAATTTACGTGTTGTTAATTCTCTATATCTCATATTATTTTTAATTTATTTCTTCTGTTTTATTTATCTGTTCATTCTCTCTATCGTTCATCTTTCTGTCTCTTAATCCTTTAAACCCGTATTAAGAATATACGGAATAATATTCATTAAGCCAAACTTAAGATAAATTTACTTTAATAATATTAATAATTGATAAAATAAAAGCACATTTTTCATACTCTTCATGTTTTTCATAATATGATAAAGATGATTCTAGAGCTATTAAAAATTCAGAATTTGTACTATTTTGTATTACTTGTAAATCAAGTTCACATTCTATATTTAAACGTTTGAGAAAAACATAAGATTTTGTATATATAATATACTCTCCAGCATTATTAATATCATTTATGTCTAAATCAGGAAAAATGGTTTTAAACAACATTAAGTGGGCTGATTTAGAATTAGTATAATTTAATATAATTCGAGTAAACATATTAATCCAAAACAGAGGATGTTCATTAATATTTTTAAATACTTGTTTTTCAGCATTTAAAGTTTCACTATTCTCAAATAATTCAAATATTTTATTTATATCCATAATAACAGAAAAAACCCTCAGCAGTGTCTAGTACGTCTACTAGTCTTTCTGAGGGGTGTGACTATAACTTATGCCTTGGGCTATTCGTTTATGCCACGATATGACCACAGCAAAGTGAGCTGATCTTACGGGAAGCCTCGTGGTACTTTAATACAACTTTATTTATTCTATAATAAGTGAAATTGGAATTATTGACTCATCAACTACTGAATCTGATTCTATAGTGTCAATTAATACCTCAGTTGAATCTTCATTTACTGGATTTGATGTTGTTTTGTCTGTTTGACATGCTGTAAATATAACAGCAATTACAATTAATAATGCTACTTTTTTCATTTTATTTTTAATTTATAATACAATATAATATAAATATTATTATTTAGCAAATTTAAGATCTTCTATTTTAATACCATCTGCTAAAGTTTTAAACTCATTGTTTAATCTATCAATAAGATATTCTTTAATAAATATTTCATACTCTGTTCCAGTAAAGTTTTTAATTAAACCACTTACAAATAATTTCCAATCTCTATCCCAATAAATTTCTTTAGATTTAAATATATTTAATAATGTTTTTAAATTACGATTATTCATAGCTAATACATTAATCATTCCTCTATTAGTTCTAGCTTGCCTTTCAGTACTTATATTAACAAAATTATTTAAAAATAAAGATACTTTATATAAGGTATAATCATTAAGCTCTAAATTAGCTATCATTTCTAAACCTAACTTAATGTTAGCTGCATCTTTACTATAAATCATATCCTTTAAAACTGACTCAATATCAGTATCTAATTGGATACCTTCTTTATTTAAATCAGTAAATAAGTTTTCATCAAATACTATTTTAATATGAGGATTATTTCGAATATATAATAATGTATTTACTAAATCAATATTTTTAGTGTTTCTATAATACAAAAAATTATATTTTTTTAATTTAAAATCACTAACATCATACTTCCATTTTTTGGATGTTTTTTGTAATTGATTAAAACTATCTTTATTTAAAAAGAATAACTCATCAGCATTATCATCAGTTTTAATATGTTTCTTATAATAAGAATTATTTTTATTTTTATTATTAAAATGATCTAAAACTTTATCAGTTAATTCTTCATTAAGAAAATACATATCCATTGGTTTATTAAATAATTCTGTTATTTTTAATAAATCCTGGATTATTTTTTTACTTAAAATAAAACAATTACTTTGTCCTAATCTAGAAGTACGTTTAATACCTTTTTCTTTAATAAATTCTTTTAATTTAAAGCGAGGTATTTCACTTAGTTGACTAGTATAAATAATATCTGTATTATCAATA